TAGCAGCAGAATCACCCCAATCGACAATAGAATCTTGGTCAGCTAATTGACCAATCTGAGCAGCTTCCATCTTGTCTTTAACCCAAACTGATGATGGGTCAATCACAACTCTGTCGCCTTCTTTATCAACCCAAACACCGAAGTTTTCTAATCCACTTTCATTTAACATGTCCATTGCTTTTTGAACATTTTGTTGGTTTGCACCTTTTAAAACTATTTCAGATTTTTTATCATAACTAACTTGAAAACCTTCGCCAGGATTAACCATGAATCCTTTTTTTACAGTCATTCCACCATTGTTAAAAATAGTTGCAGCATCTTTATCTTCCCAAATTTCACCATATTCGGTTTCAGGAAATTGAGCTTCTGAATCCTTTAAAACTTCTGCCATCCCTCTGAATTTTTTTCCAGCTTTTTTTCCAGCTTCATCAGCAGTATTATTTTTAATTAATCCCTTATTCATTGTCACATCTTGTAATTTCTTTAAAGATGCTTCATCTTCGGTTGAACCTTCGGCAGTTGCAATATCAGTAAAAGATTTAGGAGTATTTTCTGAATCCAATTCTGCTTGTTGTTCTTTTGATAATCCACCACGAGGCATAATAGGCACAACTGTTTTTTCTAAGGTTGCTTTTTCTTTTCCACCTTTTGGCGTTAAAGTTTTTTGTTCCTTACCCTTTAATTGTGGTTTTCCATCTTTTGAACCTTCAGATTTTTTGCTTCCACCTTTGCTTCCACCCATGATGGCAGAAACTTCAGAATCCACTTCATCCTGTGTCATACTGTCTAAACGGTCAATCAAAGCTTGGGCTTTTTTATCACCCTTTTTAGCCATTGATTGGATAATTGGATAAGCTCTACCTACAATAAATCCCATGTTAATTACTCCTTAAATTGTAATTTTACACCGAAATCGAACATCAGAGTTTTTGCTCTTTCTCTTTCTCGTTGTCGTGATAAGTATAAACTATTCGAAGATAAATGTCGAGTCAATCTCTTACCCCATTGATTATACTTTATTTTTAACTCTTTAAACTGGTTAGAAGTTCCCAACCCTGCATTTTGCAATATGGTAGCTTTCTCATCATATTTTCTTCGCTGTCTTTCCATATAACGCTGCCTCATCTGAGCTTTATATTTTTTCCTGTCATAACTCCCATTGGTTTTCATATTGTATTTGTTTAATATTGATTCATAACTCATTAACTCAACTTCATCCAACGGCACCTGCATTTGTTTATGTGTGCAATTCCATCGAGTCCATAACTTAACAGGTTCGGACTTGATATACTGATAACTCTTCATTCTTTTTTTACTAATGACGGCACGAATCCTCTCATGTAAAGATTGAGGAGCATTCATCTCCCATCCTTCATAAAAATAAACTTTACCTTGATGGTCTTTATGGTCAGGTGCAGAATTCCCATGTGATGAACACAAAATGAAAACAGGACCACTGAATTCAATCGCTTGAACTGTAACTTCCTGCATTGACCTGCGAACACCTAACTCAATCGAGGTTCTTGTTTGCAAATTTCCTTGCAATGGCGAAACAACTTTTTTTCCATCAATAATCGAAGTTGTTTTCTCCATCACCAACTCATACAACGATTTGGCAGGTTCAGTTGAGATGATTGATTTTTGATAAACCATCCCTGTGACCCTTTTAAATTTATTCATCTTATCATCAACTAAAATCTGAATCGCTTTTTGAACTTCAGCAATTAAAGCACCTGTAGTTTCAATAACTGGCTTCGGCATTCTAATGAATGAAACTTCCTTCAACATCTTATAAGCTTCTTGATAACTTTGTTCATCTTGTGAAAATTTATAATTCAGATAAACTGCTTTTCTAACAATAGAAGGTATTTTAACCATTGCAGATTCGGCAATCCGAATTAATGATTTTCTTAACAAGGGCACATCATTGAACTGCTTATCTCTCCATTTATTAACACTGAGATTAACACCTTTTTTATATTGAATGACTAAAAGCGAATCCATCGCCACTTCAACTCTGCGAACAAATTCAGCAATTATTTCAGATACATTGAGAGCTGTATCATTCATTACCTACCTCTTTAGCAGGTTCTTTTTCTTCTTTTGGTTTTTCTTCATTTTCTTCAGAAGGCATTCCACCTTCAAAATTAGTTAAATTATCTAACATCGAACTTCCAGCTTGTTGTTGCTGATTCCCTTTGATGAATTCCAATTCATGCATTTTTTCTTCATCACCAATCGAATCACCCCATAAGAGTTCCACATATTTTTCAGGCGATAGTGTGCCACTATTCAAGGCAGCACCTAAAACTTGTAATTGATTTTCGAACGATGGGTTAGCAAATTCTCCATACGATACCGAAACATCATACTTAGGCATGGTAGAAAAATTCGGATTCGAGATATATTTTTTTGCAATCAAAACTAATTCGTAAAGCTCTTTGAGAATCTTTTGTTGTCTTGCAATAATGTTATTCCGAACCATGATGGTAACTTTTTCTTTTTCTCTTTGTGCATCTGCATTATCTTTTTTCGCAATATCAATCCCCATGGTAGCAGGAGATAAAACACCAGTTAAAATGAAACTGAGAATGGTTAATTCTTCTTGCGTGTATTGAGCAAAATTTAAATTCGGTTGAGTCGTTTTTAACTCACCACTTTGCTGACCATCACCAGTGATTGAAGCCATTGGCGAAGGCAAAAAAGTTCTATCATATCTTTCAGGCATTTTTACACGACCGTTCGATTCTCTTTCCAACATGTCTGCAGGATAATATTCGACAGGCGTTGATTTACGAACTGTATTCGATGACTGAGATAACGCTTGGTCCAAATCATCAAACAAATCGACCTTACCACTATAAATCGACCGACCATAACCAGGTCTATCAACTTCATCGAAGAAAACGGTTGGCACTGCAAGAGGTTTTTTCAATCCAGCAATCATTGAATCTTCTAAATTCGACAACTCAGGTATTTCAGATTTTTCACATGGAAATAATTCGTTGCTTCTGCCGATTCTAAACAAATCAAACATGATGTAAGAATTCCCACCCATGGTCGAACGAGTTTCGAAGAGCACATATTTTTTATCATTGTATTCATAAAAATCTTGGAAGATAATCCCAATCATTCTTTTCTTGTGATAAATAAAATCAACATTATCTGCAGTGTAGAACGAGATAATTGGATTCTCAGAAACTTCAGCATCGACATCAATCTTGTAAGCACCCCATCCACCAACTAAAGTGTAAGGCATTTGCTTCTGAGTAATTTGACTTGTCATGTCATTCTCTTCCATGATTTCATCTAAAATTTTCTTCTCAGCTTCGCATAAAACTTCTGGCTCACCAACTGCATTTATTAAAGTATCGACAATCGCACGAGGAATCCCACTATGGGTTCTCTTTATGTTTTTTTCTTTGGCAGATGCAACCCAAAAATAATCTTTTTTATTTCGATTGAAAATTGGGTTCTTTTGAAAATCACTCCATTCAGCACCAGTGAAAAAATCTAAAAGGTCATCAGATTCTCCACGATACCAAACAAAATATTCTCTCAATCTGTTTTTAATCACATCATCACTATTACCTGTTAATGTGAATTGTTCCTCATTCGGATTTCCAGTTAATGGTTTAACCCCAGTGAAACTTAATATTTTTCTTTTAATCCAATCACTTATTTTCATGTTATTTTTTTACTCCTTTTATTATAAACCTTTTTTTAAAGTTTTGTAAATCTTTTTCCAATCAATGATGGGTTGTGATACTTTTGTAGCCATTTCCGACAACCTTCTACAATTTATAGTTCTATATGACTTCTTGATTTAGTAAAGGAAACTATCATAACCATACACTAATTTTCATTAAACATCGATTGCAACGAACTTTTGTCTTGTTTAACTGAATCTTAACTTTTAAAATCATGTATAACCATTGTTTAATGCTCTTTAAAGAATTTCCATCTGGACATCTTCCTCATGAACGGAGCCCAACCATATTCATTAGCATTTATTGCATGGTCATCTCCATCTTCTCTTGCTTCTCCTTCTTCACCTTTTCGAGCATTTTTTAATTCACGAATCAGGTTCGGACATGCCTCTGAGATAACGAACTCATCCCAAGCCATTAACAACCTAACAAAATCCACACGAGTCCGAATCTTGAATTTGGTAGAGCCGATGAATCTCATATTCATATGACCACGCTTTCTCGCAACCATTTCTAAACCTTGTCTAAATCCTATATCTGCGTTATCGATATAAACCACAATCAATCCATCACCATTGAAAAGCATCGGATGTCCTGCATAACGATTCATCCACATTTCAAGCGTGTCAATCAATTCTTCCATCAACTGAGGTTCAGTTTTTGGAACTGCAAGTCCAGCATTCGAATGAAAAAATTCATCGATGCATACAATCTTTTGATACCCATCAGCAATTCCAATCAACTGCATGGTGGTAGCACTCCGAACATCTTCTCTCTTTTTGCCACCTTCTCCATCAGATAATCCTGTGTCAATCCCAACAGCAAAATCAACAAGTTTTATTTTATTCAATACACCTCTTTGTTGAACCAACTTGTCAGAAAATTCTGGATAACATGCACCAGCAGCATTTCCCCACATCCCCAATCCTTCAACTTTAAAAATCTCAGGTGCTCTTCTTCTCAATTCTTCCATCGCAATATCATAAACTTCTTTGTCCCTAAACTCATTCATCTTGTAATTGTTTGTCATCAGATACAAACCAATGCCATAATCCCCAACAAATTTTTCATCAATGAACTCTTGGAATGGATGTGTCAATAGGTATTCATAATTATCTTCAAATCGTTCTTTAAAAAATCTCTCATAAATCCATGATTTCACTGACCACGCATTTAACACTAATGTGATTTGGAATCGAACACCTTCAGGAGGTCTTCCACGAAGCGAACCATCAACCTTCCGAAAATCATCATAGGTTTTAATCTCAAATGCTTCTTCAATATAAATCTTTGATAGAACCCCATAACTCACTGTGGTCGATGTAAGCGAAGTAGGATTATTCAACCCACGAAAAAATATTTTCTGACCTGTAGGTTTATAAATGATTTCCATCACATTGGTAGTAACCCTAAAATAGTCCGATATACCCAACTCATTTAACCATTTCAGAATGTTCGCAAATGTTGATTGTCGATTATCTCTCTCATTCTGTCTGAGCACCAAAACATTGTTTTGTGAATTTTCTAAAATGTCCATGATGATTCGATAACCTAACATCACGACTGATTTCTTAGAGTTTCTGCTACCTTTTACAATCCGATAACGACCTTTAAAATTCCATGCATTCTCAAAACCTTGTCCAATTTTTTCATAAATACTTATGTTGTTCATTTATCATCTTCACCCTTAGGCACATCATTCACGATATTAATCTTAGTAGCACTTGTTCCCATTCTCTCATCTGATTGATTCAACCATTGTTTGCCCAACCAAATAGCCATGCTAACATTCTTCTCAGCTAATCTGAACTGCATCCTACGGAGTGCGATTTTACCTTCTCCACCCTTTTGGTCATAAATGGACGCAAAATTGGTGTCATAGGTTTTCTGAACCCATCGTTGAATCGTATCCTCAGAACATGAAAAAACTTTTGCTATCTCACCTAAAGTGCATTGAAGATAACATAAGTTCTCAAAAATTTTTTGGTCAATTTCTATATTTGGTCTTCCTGCCATAAATCACACTTTTTTCTTCCTGTCAATATTATACATCACATGTCACTTAAAAAGCGACAAATTAATTTTTCCCTTGACTTTTACTTAGCTTCTCGTAGCCGATTCCTTCAACATTTTTTTAAAGTTGCGAATAGCTTTTCGACCTTGTTCTACATCCTTCAACTGAATCAATTCACCATCCTCATGGTCATCAAAATTCATCAAACTCAATAACCAAGTTTCGGATTCAATTTCGAGAATCCACATGATGATATTTTCCTTGCGATTTCGCCAGGTCCATATAACTTTTGCATTGTCAAGCGTAGGCACCGATTTACCCCTCACATGAATCTTCTGAGGAACATCAGGTTTCAAATAAAACTCCATTTTGCGACACCTCCTGTGTGCGTGAATTCGTCATATAAGCATAAATTAAGCAGCAACCGTTCTGGCATCTCATTAGCGAGGTTTTTTACCTTTGCCAATATCAACCATCAGAATTGGTCTTAACTCATTATAAACTATAAGGCAATAAAAGGCAACCATATTGTTTAATTAAAGATTAAGCAACGAAAAAGGTGAGGAGATGATTTACCATCAACCCACCTTCAAACATTCGCTATAGGTTATTGCTGAGGGTGAGATTCTTCATCACCGATTAATTCATTAATCACATGATATAACTTGCGATATGAATCAAGCTTACTTCTCAACTTAGCCATGACCTCATCATCATCTGAACTAAACTTAGCAAATTCTAATTTTTCAAGTTCATCAAGAATCTTGCCATAATACTTCAAATCTGATTTAAGTTTTGATTTAATACTGAACATAAGTTTTTAAAATTGAATTTATCTCATCATTGCTTAAAACACTTTGTTTTAAAAACCAACGAATGGCAGTTAAATCCATCCCCCTATCAACTAACTCCATCACAAGGTCGGCGATTAAAGGAATCGCTTGTTCGAACTCACGAGGTTGAATGATACTTTTAATTTTCTTCATTTGCATTTACCTTCATTTCTTCGCCATCTTCAACGAAAATGTCTTCTTCTGTAATGTAAGAACCAAGGAAACTCAACGATGATTCCTCATAACCAACCGTAAGGCAATCCTTGCACTCAAAATGAAACATCACCGATGAGGCATTAAAATCTGGACCATCATAATCGAGATTCTTTGACCCACACTTTGGACACATCCCTGCACTGAACTTGACTACCTTCTTTTTACCCATGTTATTACCTCCTATAGGTTTAATCTTTGGTGGAGTAGAGGGGAGTTGAACCCCTGTTAATTACTCATTTCGATTATAGTCGAAACTTGTAACTCATACCCAGCTACCCCATTGATAAGATTATCGGATGAGATTCACGAATCCACACTTTTATTTTATATTGCGAACCACTCAAACGAATTCGGCTTTGGTTCATCAACTCCCACGACTTCTACTGAATGAAACTTAGGATAGAACTGAAGAGTCAATCTGCTATCATCTTTACGATAACTAATCCAACCTCCATGTTTAGGAAATCGTTCTAACCATCTTGTTAAAGATAATTTTGCATTTTCTTTTGCAGATTCTATGGTGTCATAATCACGACTTGTATCGTATTGACCCATAAGAATTCCTGCATCGAACACTTGATTTGTTTTAAGGTTCGTGACCTTCAGATGAACATGCACAATGTAATTTTGTTTTTTCATAATTCCTTTCGGACTCATGAATCCCATCTGAGAATCTTACCATTAAGTTTTCAATGAACCGTTGTGGGTGATTTCTCAATCTCCTCCACACCTATCATTATACAGGCACATTAACTAAATGTCAAGTCCTGTATAATCAATGATGAACCATTCCATTGGCTAACTTGAACCGATAAGGCAGAACTTTATCGATGTTGCATTTATCACAAGCAATCCCATTTCGATAAGGTAATGCATTATGACCATAACCATCAATCACTTTTTTGCACACTATGCAGATTTTTTTGTATCCCATTTTCTTTTCCTCCCTTCACCCATATTGTATAACCAATTATTAAGTTAGTCAAGTCCAGTAATACCAGTTTCCAAATAATTGACTGCGATTCTCAATGCCTTAACAACCTCTCTGATGGTTCTCTCAGCTTCTGTAAATGTAATCACTTGAGGTATAGATTCATCACCCTCTGTTTTTAATCCTAACGATAACAACTCAATCAACTTGTCAATCTCACCCATCTGTTGAGATAGAATATTGACCGAATTTGTAATTCCATATTTTGTAAATCTTTTTGCTTTCATTTTTCATCTCCAAACAATTTTGCACATTTCTTCCAATCATAATTTTTTTCGCAATCACTGAACTGAGCATGTAATTTTCCATCTCTATTAAAAAAATAAATTGTATGAGAATAATCATTGTATGCTTTTGACCAAATTTCTACTCCATTGATTTTAAAATAATATTTTAAATACTCAGGTTCCTTCCACATACGATAAATCTCCTTCAATCAAAACATCAGTAGCTTTTTCTTTACGATGATTAAATTCGGTTAAAAGCTTTTCTAATGCAGCTTTGAACAACTCCTCAATAACATGCTCAGGTGTTCCATCTTCAAAAGTCATATCAAAATAAAACGATGAATCAAAAGTTTTCATTTCTTCTCCTCCTTGATAAAAACACCATTCACGGTTTTACCTTTACGGTTTTTAATTTGTTCCCACGCAGCATTGATACAATATTGCATAGAAACCTTTTTTTGCAATCCGAGTATGGTAAGAACCACATATATGTCGCCGATTGCATCAACCATCTTTAAATCATCACCACGAGCAAGAGCATGAGCTAATTCTCCGACCTCTTCCATCAACTTTAACATTTGTTTTGTAGGGTCACCATCTGCTAATCCTCTTTCAACTGCCCAACCCATAATCAAATTCTGAAAATCTGTCATTTTAAAAATCCTCTTTTTCTACATCATCTGGTATGATGTCATCTTCATACGACTCATGAGTTTCTGTAATATCATTAACATCCCAATCATAATCTGATGGGTCCTCATCATAAGCTTTATCATAAGCTTCATCTTCATTCTCAGCCCAAACTTCAACCCACATGACCATCTTCACACGATACTTTTTCTTTGTAACTTTTGGTTTTCCCATTTTATTTTCTCCCTTTTATTTCTGATATGATTTCAGATTCTAAATTAGCCAACAATATTTCAAACACTCTCAACATCATAGGGTCATAATTTTTACGAGTCCTATATTTCATGATGAAGTTTTTTAAATGCTGATACTGAATTCTTTTTTCCAAAATTAATCCTCCTCCTCATCTTCTAAAACTTTAATCACTTCAATGTTTTG